GTATGTTTTAGCGTCTGCCATTGCATCTCCTATCGTCGGTGTTTCCACCATAGGGCATTACTGTGGCAGTTCGGTGAATACTCTCTGAAACGCTTGTTTTACAAGGTTTGGTGCGTCTGCCATCTGTGGGTTTATCTCAATGTGTAGCCAATCGCCACCGGGCGCACCGTGTATCTCTGGCTTGCTGTACGACTTCCATGCTTGACGATCACAACGCCAACCACGCCCAAACGCTTTAGGGAAATAGTCAAGCACACACTCAACGCCTAATTCGTTTGCGTTGGCTAACACGATGTTGATAAAAGCAATAGTTGCTTTGCGGTTTGCTGTTGGCTGTTTCTCTGACGGCCTGTATGACAGGTCAACTGCTCGACCAGTGGCGTGCACACTTAATGCCTCAGACCCTCTCATCGGTCTCACGCCGTATGACCCATTATTCCAGAAAGCGCCTGCACCGTGTTTGATGGCTTGCCGTATCCATTCATCCATGCCGGCACGCGGGCCTGCAGCTGCACCGTCACTGTTACCTGTGTAGGGCTTAGACCCAATGACTTTAGGGTTGGCTGGCAGTATTGCCATCAGCAGGCTTTCGTTTAAGGCCGTTGGCGGCAACTAGACCAGACAATGTGCCGGTCATAAACACGGTAAGCGTCGATAGCAAGTCAATAAATTGTGCGTCATTTGGTGATTGCTCTAAAGGCTGAGTAACAAATAGCAGGCCGTAAACAAACCCAATAACTGTAATTGCAAATGTCACGGCAATAGTGCAGCCAACAAACACAATCATGCGCGCGTGTAGGTGCTCAATTTCTGCTTTGTCTTTAGCCATCGCTAACCCTTTCGCATTGGGCAATAGTCAAGCATCGTGTAAGCGCGCTGTTTTTTACTTTAATTGGTGCGTTTGTGCGTGTTGTTTCGCACGCAGTCAGGATAAATGCAAACACAAAACTAGCCAGCAGGGTTTGGTGGGTACGGATTTGCATCTTTTACCGCTTGTACTGCGGCTTCCCATGCGGCTTGCGTGTTTGTGCCGCGTTGCCACTCAAAGAAAAGTCCGTCTGATTGGGCTTCGTATTGTGTTCGGCGTGTTGTTTCTACTGCGTTGTATTGGGTTTGATAATCCACTGCTGGCCATTGTGCATCTAGTTCGGCTTCGGTTGGTTTTGGTGTTGTGTCTAACCAAGTAATACCGCTGTATTCATTACCGCTAATGACCCAACCTTGAGTTGCATAATTTGTGCACAAAATTGTTGAATAGTTAATCATGCTGATATTTCCATTAAAACAATGCTTGAGCGTGAGGTTGCAGTTTGTACTAATACTCTTGCTCGGTTTTGTTCACTTCTAAATTGTGTTTTGTAGGTTGTTGCGCTTGTTGTTGCAGGACTATCTAAAATACTTGTTGAACATGAACCAAAACCGTTTGGGCTTGAGTCACCAGTCAAACCACCATAAGCCTCAAAAAATGCAATTTCTGTTGCACCACGCATAAGCCTTAAACCTACTTGCGTATCACCTGTGTCTTTATAGCAACCTGCTTGATTTGCAATTACCAAGATTTTGCTAGAAGATGAGGTTGGTGTAATTGTTGCAGTTAATCCCGTATCAACAAAAGTGTTAGTTGAAGACGAAGTTTCAGTGTTGTAAGTTGCTGATACAACTTGCAAGACGCGAAACGCCCCACGCAAATCATTTAACTGTGCGGCGGTTAAAACAGTGTTTGCAACAAACGCTGCTGGAAGTGTGGTGACTGCGGCCATAGTTTTACTTTACATCATCCGAGCACATTTAGGCCGTCAAGCACACCAAACGTAGGGTCATCCAATACAAAGGCGTAAACGATGACTGTTGGTGATGTCCACAATGTCATGCGATGCCCGGTGTTTACGTCAATAACGTGGTCTATGCCCTCGACCGCCAAGTTTTGTTGCACGGCTAATGGGCTGCCAGACGCAAACGATTTAGTGGCGCTAACTGTGTCACCAATTTCTATAGGCGCTAACGCCGTTTTTTGGGCATCTGTAAGGCTGGCAAATGTGGTTGACACACTGGTAAAACGTGGCTCTGGTAATGGGTTAAGTAGGTAACTAGCAAGGGTTAAGGCCTGTGCGTTAGTGCTGAGCAGGCTGTCAATAATTGCCTCTGTTTGCGTAAAATACTCGCTAATGCTTGATGCGTCACTAGCGTTTTGTAGCGTGCCGCCAGACTCTAATGTAACGTTGGCATTGTTAATAACGGTCTGTTGGTCAAACTCGACCACGATATTGTCATACGGTGTGTTGCCGGTATCGCTAAAAACCACGCTAGGTGCAGCCAATGTTTGACCTATACGAGCTTGAGCTGTTAGCACGTTGGTGCGGCTGCAGAATATGCGACCCTGTTCGGCCTGTTGGATGCGGTTTATGTAGGCGTTGACGTTTTCGCCTGAGGTGATCGTAAACGCGCCTAGCGTGGCTGTAGGCGTGCCTGTGAGGCTTGTAGTGCCTGTGTACGCTGCGGCTGTTAAAACGGCTGTAATGCGCGCTGACGAGGTTTGGCTACTGGTAGCGGTTTCGGGCAATGAGCCTTGTGAGAGCACATAAATGTCATCGGCAGCAAAAATCTGGTAATTAGTCAAACCTGCCATTGTGTACTGCTGGTTATATGTGGTTACTCGACCAGTAAACAAATATGCACCGTTGCGACTTAAACGAATTGCACGCAAAGGCGCTAGACCCGGCTGCTCTGTAAAATCGTTGTAATACTGGCTGGCCGTGTTTAACGGGTCATAATCACGGTTAGTGTTCGGCACACTAATTGACACAGACATTGTGCCCGGCCCAAACACATCCAACGGTTTATGTCGGCCGCGCTGAATGTTGATGTTTTGCACTACCGGTGTTATGTCAATAAAATCTGTGCCGTCACCGTCAAGCACATCTGTGCCGTTTAGTAGCGAGTCGTTTAAGTAAAACGCTGCAGAGTCAAACCCTGTTGACAATTCTAATAGGTAATCGCCGCCAGTGATGACAGCCGAGCCAGCCATTACCTAATAGCCAAATTAAGTGGCCCGTACACTTGCGTGTATTGAGTCAAACTGTCAAGAACCGCTTGCCCTGTTTGCGCGTTAGACATTACGCCGCTGACATTTATCACAACGCCACCGCCGGGTACGCCACCGCCTTGTTCAGGTTTTGTAGGTGTAAGCGGTATAACTGATGGGCCAGCAAGCGCTTGACCAAATGATGCGCCAATACCTTTAACGTCTGCAAGTTTTAGACCTTTAGCTTTTAACCGTTTTTCTGCCTCAGCAATAGCATCCTCAACACCTTGCAAATATGATTGCGCGTTAGACACACCTGCGCCATACCATTGTTCAGCGGCTTGCTGACCAATTATTGCGGCAGCCGCTTTGCTTGACTCGACCAACGCATTGGTTTCCAAAATGGCTGTTGAGCCGCCTTTAATAAGTTCCGCTGCAATTGCTGCACCAGACTCACTGCCAGCATCGAGCACGGCCTGCAATGCGTCTTGAGATAAACCCAACGTAAGTAATTGACTGACATTGTCACTATAAGTTTTTATGCCATTTACTTGACTGCGTAAACCTGATAAGAAACCACTGCCAGTTTCGTTGCCAGCATCTTTAGCATCCTTAAAATTAAACGCATCTTTAATGTCGTCTGATACTTTGTTAGAAAAATCATCAAACTTGCTTTGGGCTTTATCTAATTCATCTTGTGCATCTTTAAGACCTTTAACCATGTAAGTCTTTAATGTGTCTGCCGCTTTTTTAACTTTTTCTGCCATGTCATCTACAGCACCACCAGTTGTTTTAACTTTCTCAAATGTGTTGGTTAATTCAGGGCCGAGCATTGGGCCAAGTTGAGTCTTAAAATCTGATGTTGCTTCTGTTGCTGATTTGGTTGCGTTTTTGTAAACAAGAAACGCGCCAGCAGTAACGACTAGACCGGCAGCAATAGCAGCTGCGCCAACACCAAGAGTTAATGCCGTATTTGCAGCGGCAGCGCTTGCAGCAAGAGACCAGTTGAGTGCAGTGGTAATAACGGTGACAGCGTTAGCAATGATCTGTGCAGCCTTAAATCCAATAAGAGCTGTAGAAATTGCCGCAATTGCTGTACCAACGGCCAACAAAATACCAACGTGATTACTTGCCCAATCACCAAACTTGGTCAAATATGGCAAGATTGTTGTAATGGCTGGCAACAAGGCTTTGCCGATTGACTCTTTAGCTTCATCAAGTGCCACGTTCAGCCGCTTAAATTGTCCTTGTGCTGTATTAGCAGCCGTTGCAGCCGAGCCACCAAATGTGCCAGCTAACGCCGCCATCACATCATCGAGCGATGCACCGTCTTTGATCATGCTGTAAATCTCTGGTGACAATTGTTTAAGAGCCTTAAAGTTGCCGCCATACGCTTTAGCAAGCGCATCTGACACACCAGCCAAATCTTGACCTGTGCCGGCAGAAATATCCATTGCAAGACTTAAGCCTTTAGTTGCCAATTCAATGTTGTTTGTACCTCTCAATAAAGAGGCAAACGCTGGCCTAAGTTCGTCATCAGCAACACCAGTTGCCATTTGCATTTTTTTAATTTGTTCCTCAACTGAGGCAATCTGTTTATCAGTGGCATTTGTAACGTTGACAAGCGCTCGAGCTAATTGTGCTTGTGCGGCTTCATCCTCAACGGCAGCTTTAACGCTTGCACCTGCAACTACTGTAAGCGCACCCAACGCGGCTATGGCTGGCAAAAATGCTTTGCCTGCAATAAACCCGGCACGCTCACTGTTTGTCTCAAGAGCCTTAAGTTGCAAAATGGCTTTGTCAAACCCTTTGCCGTCAAGACTTGAAATGATCGGTATGTTAATTGCCATCAGGTCTCTCAATGTTTCTGTTCATTAGTTCAGTTACTCTTTGCAAAATCTTACGCACATCCTCAGTAACTTGTAAGCGGTTTTTGGCTACAGCAATATCTATTGCGCGTGGCGCTCTGCCAGCTTCTTTAGTTAAGTTTTCTGCAAATAAAGAATTGCCGCCTCGAATACCTGCATGGTCAAAGATTGCGCCAGCTGGGTCAATTTGTTGTATGACCATTAGGCCGTAGGGTTTAGCGCCGTAAGCAACTTGTTCATCATGTGTGACTACGCCATCGGTAGTGCGTTTGTATGTCACATAACGTTCTTTTCCTGCAGCTTGACCTACTTTGACCTTAAAACCTTGTCTTGCTAGTTCGTTATTCCAGCGTGTAGGCCTGCCTTTAATTATGTTGCCGCGTACCATGCCAGAAAGTGGCGCACCGTTGTTAAGCGAATTGGGAAAGTTTTTGATTAAATAACGTGCATCGTTAATGATTACATCGCCGGTGCTTTTAATGTCTTTAGTAATTTGACGGCGATATTTGTTATCAAAAGAATTAAGTTCTTTAAGTATTTGCCGTGCACCAGTAATGTTGACAGCCGATACGCCAGCCATTAGCGGCTGCCGCGTTGCTTGTTAAGTATTTCGATTACTGTGTTCATATCGTCTGCCTCAAATGTAATCTCTGACGGCCAGTAACCGGTGGCAACACAAATCTCTGCCAGCGCTCGCCTTACTGAGCCGTGACCGCTTTTGGGTCTTGTGTCTCCAAAACATCAATGTTGACTAGCAATGCAATGAACTGATCAAGCGAGCCGGGCACGGTAGTACCAGATGCACGGGTTGCCTCGTAACACAAATAAGCCAAATCCTCAACACCAATACCTGATGCCATCTCGGATGCTTTGCGTTTGTACTTGCGTTCCCATGCAACAACGGTTGCAAGAGTAGTAACAACTTCGTTTACTGTGCCATCGTTAAACGTGGCTTTAAGTCTTAATTGCATCTTGCCTCTTTCGTGTCGGGCCGTTGCCGGCGAGAATTAACTTGTGGCTACTGAGTACACTCCGCCAGTAAATACCAAATCAATGACATCTAAAGCGCCGAGCTGACCGTTGACAATTGGCAATGTCTCTAAATAGCAGCCTGTAAGTGTTGAAATTGGGTTTGTTGCACTGGTGGCAGCGCTAGTTGGTTTAAGTGTGACCGTTGTGGCTGTGCCGACAAGCGCCGACAAAGTGCTGTACGTCTCTGTGGCCGCAAAACTATTCATAAGAGAAACTGTCAACGTGCTGTTTTCTAAACCGCCAACATAGACGCGCGCGGTTTTACCAAAACTAGTTGACTCCAAAGCCTCGATGACTCTGGTGAGCACGGCGGAATTGCATTGATCGGTAAGGTCAACCGAGTTAATCGTAATTGTCGGATTGGATAGGTAAGTGCTAGTGGCCATGTGGGTTACTCCTCGTTGGTGTCTTTACTAGGTTTATCAGATTTTGTGGGCTTAATGGTGGATTTGATAAACCCACCAGCAATCAGCGCCTCAACATTGATGCCATCGACAGGCTCAAACACATTGCCTACTGTGCCCAATTTCGGTGATGCAATAACGTATGCCATGTCCTATGTCCTAACTTTGTGCCTGCACATTGATATTTAGATCATACGCTGTTAACTCGCTGCCACCGATGATGGCAATGGTTGGCCTGCCATCGGTAACGCCGATCTGGGCGCTGACTACTAAGGCCGCCAAGTTCATAAGGCTGCGTTGAGCGTCTAGGTTGCCCGGCCCAAGAGTGAGCAAACGCACTGGATATGACATTGTGAATACGGCACGGCTAAAACCTGTAAAGGATGGTGCATCAATAAACACACACGGCGGCGAGATATTGCGTGGGTCAGTGATGACTTGTAAGCCTGTGATTGCGCTCAGTTTGGCTGCAAGGCTGTCTAGCGTGGTGTTAAAAAGATCGGTGTAAGTAACTGGTGTAGGCATTAGGCAACCTGTGCGCGGTTGACACCTAGCAATTGTTTGATCATTGGGCTAAGGCCGTTTGAGCCACCAGAGACCATGCCATCAAACGATGCAAAGTCTGTGACTGAGCCGCGCTGACGGTACAAGAAACCGCCGTAGGCTCGCGTACCCAAACCTACGGCGGTACTTGGCAACACTGTTAATGAGTCGTGGTAGCCGCACTCCTGCCGTCTGAGATGGCAGAACGCTGACGCGGCAGCGGCACACAAAGTTAGAAACGTGGCATCGGCGGTGGTTGCTGTGCCTATGCCGAGCCAATCCTCAACATCGGTTGCAGATACCCAAGTGCAAACTTGCGTGTAAGTAATTGTTCCGGCATAAGTAATTACATATTCAACATCCGCACCAGTGGCCGCATAAATAATTTGGTTAGGTCGCGGCACATTTTCGTTGTATAAAAATGCGCCTGTCTCAGCATCAACACCAGTAAACGCATATTGAGGTAGCGCTAAAACTTTTGCTGTTAAATTAAATGTTGCACCTAAACCTGTAACGGTAATGCTTTCGCCAAGACCAATTTCTGTTGGTTCTAGCGTGCTTACGCATGCGTAGTTACCAATCAATTGTTTTGTAGCGCTGGTGTATGTTGCCATAGCGGTAGGCCGCTTACCAGATTAGGCGATGATGATCGACTGGAGGCAAACAGGGATGTTGGCAAAAGTTGCAACGTAACCGTAGGCGGTCATTTCACGGCCCAACAAAGTTGGATTTTCCAGTGACATAATGCCTCTAAAATCCTCGTAGTAAGTAAAGCCTGATGTTGCACTGCCGTTTTGGCCTGCGGTTGGTGTGTGAGCCACAATCATTGTGCCGGCAGCAAAGTTGTTATCTACAACAAGTTGCAAACCAAGAGGATTGATACCAGCGTAAGACAACTCGCTAGTCGAGCCGAGTGTGTTCATGCCAACATTGTTTGTGCCGTTGACATATGGAAACACTGGGCGGTTTGACCCGTCAAGCTGTTTGCCCAATTTTTCCCACACGTTTGGTGAGCAGTAAAGATGTGTTGGGAAATAGTTGGTGTCTTCTGCCATTTCGCGTGCTGCGTCATACAAAGCGTTAATTAGCGATGACGGGTCAGTGGCGCTAAATGTCCATGTTGAGCCAGATGCGGTTGCAGCTGCAACAAGTGCATCAGCCGCAATGTCATCGGACTTAATCATCCATTCGCCCATCAAGTCGTTGATGATCGTTTGCATTGCTGGAATTGCGGTCATGTCAATGTCTTGTTGCGAAATAAACACGCCACCAGCCAACGTGGCTTTTGTAACCGTGTTTGCGCTCAACGTCATTTTTGTTGAGTCAACTTGGCTACCTTCAGTTTGTGTTGCAGTAGTTGTGTGTTGTGTGATTTTTGTTTTGGTGAACGTCTTTGAGCTGCCCGGCATTGCGGTAACGCCAAGTGCGTTAACAACTGGTCGCACAAAGTTTAGGTCTTGGATGACAGGCCCGAGCAGTCTTTGCTCAAGCAAACCAGCGGTGTCGGTGGTCAAATCTTGCGCTAAAGCAAAATTGTATGCCGATGTTTTGTCGAGCAAGTTTTCCTTAAATGCACGGTTAACGCGCACCCATGTGTCTCCGCCCTGATGCATGCTCGCCAAATACTCGGCGGCTGATGGCATCGCAAACATCTTTTTTGGTTGTGCAAAAATTGGTGCTGATGCGGTAATTACCTCTGGCACTGCAACTGCTTCGCTCATGGTTTCTGTCTCCTGTGTAGGTTCTGTTTCTATAATACTTATTTCTGGCTCGTCTTGTGGGATACTCGCAGCAATCTCTGTAATGGTCGCACCGGCAAACGCTGGCACGGGCACTAAAGACAGCTCTAACCACTCAGCCTCCAGCACCGTAATTGTGCCGTCTTTTGCTGTCGTAAAATCAATTGGGTTTACGCCAACACTCACTGAGTCCAAAACGCCATCCTGAGCCAAGATCAAAGCCTCATCGCCAGCCTGTGTTTTGCTGATCTTGGCCGTAAACATCATGCCCTCTGGTGTGTCAACGCGCTCGCTCACAATGCCAATGGCATTAGTCGAGTCATGGTTCATATAGAGGCGTGGCGCTTTACCAACAACTGGCAGGCTTCCTTGTGCAAAGATCACTTTTGTGCCATCGGCAACGGTGGCAGCCACACCGTAGGGCACGGCTACACCGCTAATTTCTCGGCGGCCAGTTTCGCCAGCGGCAGCGTCAATAGTTACTTCTGATGCAATAAGTCTGATCATGTTGGTGATACTACACTCTCGTTGTTGTTTGGTTGTGTCATGTCGTTGTGTTCGCTGTAAT